CCATCCGTCCATTCTGGGTACAACCCGTGATTTCTATTGTAATAAAATACTGCTACTGCTTGTTGTTGGTATACTTCTGCTTCGTTGGGTGTAGCAGGTAAGCCCTTAATGTTCTGACGAGCGTACTGCCAAATCTCAGGCATGAATTGAAACATACCCTGAGCACCTGATACCACGTTGGTATCAATTACTTTGCCACGACTTTCACGATACGCAATACAAGCAAACCTCGTTTGTACATCTCTAGGCAAAGAAAGCAATGGTGGTGTAGGCATCGCTGTCTCCACCAAGACTGGTTGCGGTACTTCTACCGCCGGTGTTGGCTGTACAAATGACAAGGACGTAAGAAAAGCCCCCATCGCCAGCGTGGTCTTAATCATTGTTCTTTGGATGAGAAGGATGGTTCACCCTGCTCAACTGGATTTCAAGTTCGCGAATCTTCCTGTGTAGGTCGCGGTTCTCTATCATGTATTCCTCTACTCTGCCAAGAATTACTTCGTTCCTCTCGCGCAGGTAGTTAAGTTCAAGTTCGTGGTTCATTACCCTCCTCTGGGATGAATTCAGTTAATTTACTTTTGTTGCTAGGACAGCGATGTACTACTTCTTCTGCCCGTGCTTCCACTAATGTCAAGCACTTAGGGCAAACCCATTTTCTCATCACTCTCCTATACCTTTAATACATTGAACGGTGGCATCGCCATGTTGCTATGTCTGACTGTTACTTTTAAGGCCACGCGAACCGCTGTGTCTGGCTCTATCTTCTGCTCTGCCAATACAGCAATCGCACCAGTACCAACACTGTTACCAGCACCAATGGATGCATAGTTCTCCTTAAACTTAATTACCGAAAAGTCTTCATCTATTTCGTAGATTGCTTTCTTTGTTACCACTAACAGACTCCACTCGCCACCAGGGTTTGCTTCCATTAAGTGATTACGTAATGCGTATGGATCACTAAGACCTGACTTGCGTGCTAACTCGATAATGCGAAACGTTCCCGAACCACCAAGCAAAGCATCGCCTGACTTCCAAACCTTCGGTTCACCCGACAATTGGAATAGACCGCCATCCTCAAAGGCACCTGAGTCGCCACCAATGGCGTATGTCTTTCCATCTGTGTAACCGATAATTATTGTCATTAATCCCATGCTCCAAAAATACCAAGCAAAATAAAAACCAAAAACCCCACTGTTAAACCTAAAAATATTCTTTCAATCCAAATCATTTCGACTCCTTAAATTTTTCTGGCACAACACCTCGATAAGGCAACTGCTGTGGCTGTGGCTTAAAGGACGTACCACACAAGTGACACAGGACGACGGGAGCCTGTGCACTTATGTTGATACGCCAGTCATGCCTACATTTTGTCATGACAACTCTAAAATAATCCCAGCAATTTCGGCTTCTTCAAGGTCGGTCAACGATTTCAACGTACGCTGAACTCTTTCCTCACAGAACATCTTACGGTCTGCCGGTGAATCAAACTTGGCTGATAGTAAATCTCGCATCAAGTCCATAGATGTCTTTTCTTTGGGCTTTGCCGGTGCGTTCTGCTTAGCCTTAGTTGCACTGTTGCCATCATCGTCATCGTCAGCCACAAGGCCAAGAACACTCATGTAGGCGTAACGTCGAGCGTATGTGACAGCACTTCCCTGAGCCTGTGGGTCATCTTTAACCATGTGCAGTTTCATTGAATAAGCAATGTACTGACCTGAGCCATGTAGCAGGTACGTAAGCAATGCATCGCCACCCGTCTCGTCATGCGTAATAAATTGACTTACTGCTAAACCGTGCTTGGTCAGCACTGGGCTGGCACTTGCTACCACGTCGGGTAGTGCTGCATACTTGCTCTTAAAGAATGGGTTTGTTGACCCCTTCGGTACTGCGCTGAACTCGGCCTGAGCCGCTACTAATGCTGCTGCTAATTCGTTAATCTCATTGCTTTGCATTTTCTTCCTCCTTAAAGTAAGAATCTAAAGTGTAACCAAGTGCCGCAAAAGAAGTCATGATAGTTTCCATGGTCTCCATTGCTGCCTCGTAATTGCCTAAAAAGCCTAACCACACTGAGTCACCAGTGTCAACTTCTTTCAGAATGACTCCATAACTATCGCCATCCATCATGTCGGCGTACAATTCCAACTTGGTCTTGTTGCCTTCCATGGTTACTATTGGGTAATCAACCATTTTCTACCTCTCTCTTTGTTATAGAACTCTCTGTAATGCGTACTTGCCCCTCGCCATCATCGTGACACAAGGATCTAAACATGCAGTACTCACACTGCCAAGCACTTGATACTGGATTAAGTATCACCAAGTTGCCATCGTCATTGATAGCCAAACGGTCAGGTAGGTAACCAGCATCAATGTTGAAGGCCATGCCTTCCATGCGTGCCAACTCCTCTGTCGCCAGTGGCTCCCACTCCGAACGTGGAATGTTGAACTCAGCAAGAAAACGATTAACGCCTTCAATGCCCATGTTGTTGGCCTTCTGCTTAGACAACGCCTCAAAGGTAATCGAACCCATAACAAGAGTCTCAATGCGAATGTCAGGGTTCTCTGCTTCAATGCCTAGAGCGTTCATACCAGCCTGAACAATGGCTTTCTTCGCTGCACCCTTTCCTCCATCCTTGGAGAATGTACCGCGCATGCGTGACCAACCAACCTGCGAGTCAAATGACCATGTGCCCATAGTCTTTAATTCGTAAAGGATGTGTGTGCCACCGTACGTAGATCCAACATCGTGAACGTTAATAAGAGCATCACACGAACCAGAGATAGCACCTAACTGTGAGGCAACCTCGAACTGCGCTGACGGAAAACGTTTGCCTATCGCTTCTTGCAAAGCCTCGTGAACAATAGTTCCTAGGCCAGTAACCCAAGCACCTGATTCATCCATAGGTTCTGTAGGCGTGGCATCGAACGCCGCGTACCCTTGCTGTCGTCCACAACTGAACGCAGATGAATAACGTAGTGGAGTTCCTTTAGCCGTTGGCTTTGGTATTTGACTTTTAACATGTAGTTCTTCTACTAATGCAGAAGTAAGCACAGGGTTTGATACTTGATTCATACAACTCCTTCCTAGAGTGGATACAACAGTACACACTCATGGGGGGTTTGTCAAATACTAATTATTTCTACCTTCTCGTGGTAATCAATAAGGTGATCCATAATTTCCTGGATTCCATAGATAGAGCGTTGCGTTCCACAAACTTCACATTTGTATCCTCGAAAATCACCTCTATGTGTTAAAACGTTTTCGCCTGTTTCTTTGTCAACAATTCTTGCGTAACTCATATATTTAACAATCCTCCAAAGTCATGAGTTGTACTCTTAACCGCAATAAGGTTTGCCTGTACGTAGGGAATGTGGTTGTCGTGATGCCACTTGCTAGGAAAGAAACTGCGTAAGCATGACACCTGGAAACGTACACGACCATCAATAAAGTCAGAGTATGTCTTGTCGGTGTGATACCAGAACGAGTTCTCGTTCCAGAACGCAATGTGTGTTGGGTCTTGGAACGCACCACGTCCATCACTGCTTGGGGTCATAGATAGCAACATGCCACCGTGTGCCAACTTGTCGTAGCACCACTCCATGAACGCCACCTTGTCAGGCAAGTGCTCCATAAAATCGTGCGCACGGATAACACCAACGCTACCGTCGGCTATGTCCATGTCAAAAATGTCACCCACGTAATCAACACCAGGGCCAGGGCGTAGGTCAACGCCTAGAAACCCTTCAGCCTTGTTGTGGTGTGCACCCAGGTCAAGGGCAAGCAGACCCTCACGCTTAGCCCAAGCCACGGCGTTACGCTCTACGGTCTGGTGATACAACTCCACGGTGCCAGTCTGAATCTCGGCGTTACGTACAGTTTGAGTGTTGTCTGGATGTACACGTTGCAGGTACAAAATCTCAGGAATGTGGTAGAACTTGGTTGCCTGGTACATACGAGCCATAATGTCTTGGTCGTCTAGTACCTCTAGATTGGCGTTATAGCCCCCTATTTGGTCGTATAGAGCCCTTCGGAAGGCTCTTAGGTGGTTAGGGGCATACCAAATGTAAGAAAGGTTGTGGGGGTATGGTTCAAAGGATAAAGCACCCTTGTATCCATCCTCTACGTAATACTTCCAACCGTGGGCTGGGTCAAACTCAGAATCGTCTGGCTTGCCGTCCTCAAGAATTTGGGCGGTGTCAGAGTAGACAAAGCCTACTTCAGGAAAGTTATCAAAGACCCACTCAACATCCATAAGCGCAGTGGGCAGAAGTATGTCGTCATGGTCTAATTCAAGAAGAATGTCACCCCTGCAATAATCCATGCACTCACGTTTAAGAGCACCTACGCCAGTGTGTACAGACCAATACACGGTAACCCGTGCGTCCTCTGGTGGTTCCCATTCGGCATCGCCGTTAAGAAGAACTATCCATTCCCAGTTGTTGTTAGTTTGCTCGTTAAGCGAACGGTAGCACTCGTTAAGATACTTAGGGTCGTGACTAGGAGTGAATACGCTTATCACGTTTCCTCCAGTGGATTGTGTTTTTGAGGTAGATTGGGCCATAGAACAGACTAGCAATACAGAAGCCGTATTGGTGGGTTCTAAAGCCATAAATTGTCCACAAAAAAGCGTTAACAAAAAGAATTACCCATGACCACCACACTTTGCGTCCAGCAAGATACGCACCGGTCATACCAATGCCTTCAAGAATAAATGACCACATTAAAAAGAATACTCTACGTTTGGGTATTTCTTTTTCATGAACTGCACCAGTGGCATCTTTTCGTAGCGTCGACATAAGTAGTCGAGAGATACAAACATAGGGTCGTAACTACCGTCACGTACCTCGTGTTTAACAATTATTCCTCGCCAGTGTGCGTTCCCCTGCGGGCCTTTATAGTCTTCATCATGGAGGTAGCATGCGCCCGCAACAAGGCCATGTTGGCTCTTGCCAGCGACGAATCTAAGCCCGTACGCAAGCGTCTGTTGGTGGCCCATCGTGAAACTATGGCCAATGGATTTAAGTCTCGCTTCAACGTTGCCTCCTAGGGGCTTGCCGGTCATTGGGTTGTAGAAGTAATGGCTGTACGCAACACCGTCCAACCACAGGATTTCTAAGTAAGGACTTACTTTCCATCCGCTTCGCTCGTAGTCGAGGTGGTCGGTGGTAACAACTCCCTCAAGTTGTGCATCCATTGAGACAGCACGGTTGATTCTATCTTCGTGGTTGCCAAGAAGGATGTGCCTCTCAGGGTTCCATTTACCGTGCCTGGTCTTACGACGATTCGCATTGAAGTCCGTGAGGGCTTGATTAAGTATTCTCCATGCTTCATTGGCTGCTTCTATGTCCTGTTTGTAACGGCGACCCTCCATAGCCTTCTTGCCTTTGTCATACATGGACAAAGACGGCATGTCTGCGTGGTCACCTAAGTGAATAATTTTAATAGGTTTATCGTGGAACTCGTCCACAATGTATTGACCAATCCATTTAAGATGGTCTGTTGGTACTCCAGCCTTAGCCTGAGTATCTGGAATAATTACGTGTGTTGTTGGTGCCTGCAAGGTAATTCTCCTTGTTTAGTCCGCCTTTCAGCATTCTAACACACAAGTTAGCAACAAACAACAATAATGTAATTTATCTTTCTGTTACTGCGTTTGCCACCTCAGCAGGGGTAAT